AAAGCACTGGCGAAAAGCGGTGCAAGGCTTATCTTGCCACAGTTCGCAAGAACAAAGGAAAAAAGCCTTAAGGGGAGATGCGCAATCATTTTCCCCTCCATCGTCTGTACGCTCTGCAGCCCGTCGTGGCTTGGAATTGCGTAAGAAGTATGGCAAAGGCGGCTTGACCACGCAGGAAGCTGGTAAGCAAGGCATTGGTAGTGGAGTGGCACGGGCCTCTGACTTGGCTGGCGGCAGCGCTTTGAGCTATGCAACAATCAAGCGCATGGCAGCGTTCTTTTCTCGCCACGAAAAGAACAAAAGTGGAGGCGAAGATGATGCTGGCTACATTGCGTGGTTGCTATGGGGCGGAGACGCTGGTAGGGCGTGGGCGAATCGCATCATTAAGATGGTGGAAAGCGCTAAAGACAAATGAGCGAATACGTGCGGGTGATTGAAGAAGAAGATGAAGGCATTGGCATTATGAAAGCCTTGTCTATCCTTTCAGCGCATGAACATCGCAACACTTCACAGTGGCGCCTTGTTGAAGAGCAGCATTTCAAAAATGGTCGTCTTGACGAAACTCACGAATATGTGACAAGCTATTACGAAAAGCCTGATGATCAGTTTGAAGCAGTGAAGATGCTGGTCTTCGAGGCCGAAGCCATTGCGAAGGCATACATTATGGGGAGCATTGAAAGTCAGCTCGCTGAAATTCGCGACGAGGATGATGACGACTAATTGGCGCTTGTAGCCGAAACTACGAATGTGGGGTAGCCCATGAGATACAAGATAGAAAGCTGAAACATTGAACTCAACAGTCGTATCTCGGCGCAATCAGGAGAAACAATACCGCGTTCCATCCTTGAAACAGTAGTCTGATCACAATGCAAGGCTTTAGCCACATCATGCTGTGACATGCCACAATTCAAACGAGCTTCTTTAATGCGTTGTCCAATAATTTGTCGGCTTTCTTGAATGGAAGCCATGGGGGCGTGAAGCTTCGTGGTGATGCGTCGATGTTGAATGTACTGCATTTTTAGGCCGTATTTCCTAAGTTACTATATCCTATGTTTAATTTATTGATAGAGTGTGCTCATGAGCGACACATGCTTTCGATACGATGTAGCGCCGATTGATAAGTACGAGCTAACCTCTGAAGGTTATCTCCGTGCTTGGGCGACCATCGCTCGCACTGGTGTGCAAATGTACACTGATGCTGATGGTTCCATTCGTCGTGAATATCGTCCCGAAGCTGAAGTGGCGTCTCCTGAAAGCTTGGCCTCATTTGCGGGCAAAGCGATCACTCTGGAACATCCTCCTGTCCTTCTCGATAGCGCCAATACAAAGGACTATCAAGTGGGTTTTAGTGGCACTGAAGTGGTTTATGACAACGGCTTTGTCCGTGCAGTCATGACAATCACTGATAAAGATGCCATTGAACGCATTATGCGTGGGGATGCAAAAGAAGTCAGCGCCGGTTATCGCGTCAATTATGAGGCAACTCCTGGCGTAACTGACAACGGTGAGAATTACGATGGCATCCAAAAGGAAATCAACGGAAATCACATTGCTGTTGTTCGTAGGGGCCGCGCTGGCCCGCAAGTGAAGCTTCATCTGGACCGCCTAGATGCTGCTGATCCCTATCTAATCAATTCCATTGAGGAACCGTCTATGACTGCTAAAGTCAATTTTGATGGCGCCGAGTTTGAGGTGAGCGAGAGCGTAGCTCTAGCAATCACTAAAGAACGGGAGGATGCCAAAATGTCCTACGAGGACATGAAGAAAAAGTACGATGGCATGATGGCCAATGCTTCCAAAATGAAGGAAGAAATGGACGCCATGGAAAAAGAAATGAAAGGCAAAATGGATGCTGCCGAAGGCCGCGCCGATGCCCTTTCGCAAGAGCTTGAGGCAGCCAAAGCTGACCTTGAAGCTGCCCAACAAGTGAATGTGGATAGTCTCGTCGAAGAGCGCATTGCTCTCATCGATAAGGCTCGCACTTCTCTTGATTCTGCTTTTGATTTTGCTGGCAAAAATGCTCGTGAAATCATGGAAGCTTCCATCAAGGCTGTGCGTGGTGACGCTGATCTGTCGGAGCGTTCCGACGATTATGTGACCGCCATGTTCGACACTCTGGCCGAATCTCCTCGTACGGATTCTGCCACCACGGAAGAACTGCGTAAAGCTGTTGCTTCCATCGCCTCTCCAATGTCTGCTCCTTCGTCCTATATGGACAGGATCCAGAACGCTTGGAAAACTCCCCTTTCTGTCTCTAAGGAGCGCTGATCCATGGCTGTAACTTTTACTGCGTCGGGGACTGCGGCTGCTGGCGGTGTGCAACAGAGCTACGCTCTGACTCACACTGCTCTGCTCGAAGGCCAACTCTCTGACATTCGCGACAATACCATTGGCACCTATGTCAATGAAACTGGCTCCGTCATTCCTTTTGGTAATGTCGTTGCATTTAACCAAGCTGGCACGGTTGCCAATTCGGCTCGCACCATCGGTAGTGGCACTGCCATTGTCGCTGGCGTGAACGTCCTCACTTATGTGGACGAAACTGCTGTTGACGGCAATTCCCGTCCTGGCGTTAAGGACAAGCAAGTACTCAACGTGGCCAACGAAGGCGCCGTTGCTATGTACGTGCATGGTTCCGTTAATCCTGCCACTGTAGTCCGCGTGGTTCACACTGCCACTGGCGTGCGTTACCCCGGCCAACTGCTGGCTAGCGGCTTTGCTGGTCGTACTGCCGTTCTTTCGAATGCTCGTTACCTTTCTTCTGTCACTGGCTCTGGTCTGGTGATCGTCGAACTGAATGGTCCGAGCTTCACTCTCACCGCTGACACCTGATAGGAGGCCCTACTAATGTCTGATTTTCGCATGGACGAAGCGGGCCTGTTCCTTGAGCGTCAGCTTGAGCACATTCGCCCCCAAGTATTTGAAGTTGCTTATGCCGACATCAAATACCCCACAATTCTGCCTGTAACCAGTGAAGCTGGCAATGCAGCGCAAACCTTCACCTACCGCATCATGGACTCCACTGGTGAGTTCAAGCTGATTGCGGATGCTGCTGACGATCTGCCCCGTGCCGACATCAGCCAAGTGGAGAAGAGCATCAACATTCGTTCTTTTGGTGGCAGCTTCGGCTACACCGTTCAGGAACTGCGTGCTGCTCAAATGGCCAACATTTCTCTTGAGCAACGTCGCGCTTCTGCTGTGCGTCGTGCTTATGAGGAGAAAGTTGAGAACGTTGCCATGTTCGGTGAATCCACCGTCAATCTGGCTGGTTTCTTCAACAACTCCACTGTTGACATCATTGCTGCTGACCGTTGGTTCACTGGCTCCACTGCCAGCGGCACTGCTCAGGACATGCTGGAACTGTTGAACTATGGCGTTAGTGCCATCATCAACGCCTCCAACATGAAGGAGCAGCCCGACACCATCCTCATGGCTTATGAGGACTACAACAAGGTGAGCACCACTCGCAATTCCGATTCTTCGGACGTGACTGTGCTTGAGTATTTCCTCAGGACCAACCCTTACATCCGCAACGTTGAGCCCATCAACCAGTTGGATGCAGGCAATAGCGTGCTGGGCACCAACCGCATGGTTGTGTACAAGCGCGATCCTGAGAAAGTGCAACTGCACATCCCCCAGCCTCTTGAACTGTTCCCGCCTCAACAGCGTGGCCTGGAGTTCATTGTCCCTGCTCACGCTCGCGTGGGCGGTGTGGCTCTGTACTATCCCAAGAGCGTCATCTATGTGCAAGCCTCGGCTTGAGCGTAGACAAGCAAAGGGCGTTAAGCTTTATCACAGTTCCTAAAGAACATTCACAATGTTAATCGCTTATCGCCCTGAGCTTGAAAATCCGCCGCGTGAAGGGGGATTTGGCATCATCACTGATGGAGGCATGATTCAACTGGCTCCTGGTCTTAACCAGGATGTACCAGAGCTTCAATGGAAAGTAGCCCGTGAGAATTCAACTGTTAAACGGTTGTTGACCATTGGTGCCATTGAAGAAGTGAAAGAACGTATTACTGTGGAAACCATTCCGCATGACGTTCAAACGCTTGTAAACATGCCCCTCGTTGAAGCCTTTCGCACCATTGAAGTGATTCATGACCTAGATCAGCTCTTGTCATGGAAAAAAATTGAAGGTCGCGTGAGAATTCGTAATGCCATCACCAAGCGTCAAGAAGCTATCAAGACAGGCAAGGCATAACCATGGCTGTCACCTACGCAAGTTTTC